TTTTCGCTGCGTGGTGGCGCAACCTTGCTGTTGCGTCTTGCTCCCGACCGCCTGAGAAATCTGAGCTTGCAGCGAGTTGATCTGATCCAGCAGTTCAGCCGCCTTGGCCTGCGCCTTGTCGGTTTGCACAGACGACCAAGCAAAGTGGCAGACGTTTAGGAAGCTGATGTTCTGAGACATGCTGGCGAGGCTCATGCCCAGCCCGCAGTCCTCGCCGCCCAGGGCGACTTGATTGTGCAAGTCTTCGCCGCTGAGGATGCCGATGCCGCAGAGCGTGCTCCCGGACACCGCCTTATTGACCTGAAGGGCCGGGCAATCGAGCACCTTCCCGAAGATCGCGGGCCAAGGCTCGCCTACGAGGTCTTTCGGGATGAACGGGAACTGGCCTTCTTCGGCCGAGAACCCGAACTCTTTGTCTTCGAGTTGCGAGATGACGGAGAACGAGACGGTACGGTCCGCTTCCGACCAGCCGACTGGGCTGGAGAGCTTGCCGGCGAAGAGCAGGAACTTGTCGCTAAGGTCCAGCCCCTCGAACCACTGGAAAACACGGACATCCCGTTGATGGATGTCTTGGGTGTCCATGATTCCTTTGATGGTTCCGTCTGTGTCATCTAGCACCAAACTGATTTCTTGTGAACTGTTGGCATTCAAAACGTCAATCACGTTGTCCAGATCGCCGACCTCCAGAATGCGCCCCTTGACACTGTTTCCAATGTCACGGTCCGCATAAGCCAGAGTCGCGTTCGGCGACCAATCAACCTCGACGATGACGATCGGCTCAGTGCCTTTCGACTGGGCCAGCTTAGCAAGTCCGCCGGCCGAAATGTTCCTCATTGCTCTACTCCCTCGAACTCGATAGTGATGGTCTGAATCTCGCTTCTCAGACCGTCGCTCGTTGCTGGACCCGCTCGATCCGACGTGTCGAACTCAAACGGATTGTTGGTAAAGTTCCCCACCCAGACTCGCCCGTTGTGATCCGTGATGCGGACCTTTGAGGCAAAATACGAAAGCAGGAAGGCCCGCAGAGTCAGAGCGTTGGCCCGCCGCATACGCAGCGTCCACGTCATCTTCCTGCGACCACCCTTGGTCTTGACGTAGGTGTACAACGTCCCGTCCACGGCCCGCTTCGACGACAACGAGGCTGCGAGAGCCTCGGTGTCGCTCGGCAGCGGGTTCGGGGTCAGGACCGTCGTTTGGATTCCGGGGTAGGGAGCCTCGAACTGAAACATGGTCACACCTTCTCGCCTTCAAACTCGAAGCTCGCCGTGTACTTGCATCCCGGCCCGTCCGGCACAACCGGGTCACTGGGATTGACGATGACGCCTTTCCACAGACGATCTTCCCAGTCGATCAACCTGATCTCTTGGCCTAGGTATGTCTCCATGAAGGTCAGAAGACTCTGACCTTCCTGCTGGCTGAGTCCGCTGAAGGACAGCAGCAAGGTTTCGACCTTGGGCCACGAGGGGTCGGCATAGATGATGAGAGTGCCACCACGGGTCTCGCGGTTGATCCTCGTCATCGCCAGTCGATCCAGGTTGCCCAAGTTGGGCGCTCGCAGGATCAGTTGATCCGTGATGGGTCCGATGGCCGGGTATTGCAACCGGAAGCCAGGTGTTACGCCTGCGGCCGGGTAGGTCGAGGGCGGCGGAGTCGGTGCGTTCGGATCGCTGCTCGACCCGACGAAGGGCGAGTAGGTACAAAGCGTGTCGCTTTGCTCGAAGATGAACGCAACAGCCTGCTTGATCTCGATCGTGTTCGAGGCAGTGATTGCCCGAACCACCGTCACTGTTGCCTGGACACCAAGCGTAGAAAGCTCGGACTTCACAACCTTGCTTACCGTGGCCGTCGCCTCGTGCGACAGCGGGATCACAAGTGGTTCCGATTCCCGGAAGTGCTTGCTGATCGCCGCCTGCGTAAGCGACAGGATGCTTTCAGCCGACTTCGAGATGCCGGTCGCCTTTGCGTGGCCGGCAAATGCCGTCTGCTCGAACGACAGGATGCTGGTTAGGCTTCGCGGGCCAATCAACGTCGCCGACGCCGAATGGTCAAGACCCGTGATCTGCTCGATTAACGAGAAGGTGGCGAGGTCAAAGACCAGCGTGACAGTCTGTAGCGGGCTGGCAGCCGAAACGTGCCACGGCCTCAGAACACCGATGAATTGCTGAAGGTCGATGGTGTCCGTGATGGACAACATCTTGATGTTAGACGTGACCGTCTGAGTCAGTTCGATCAACGACGCATTGGACACAGCGAAGATATTAACGACCCGAGCCTCGTGGGAGAGGCTAAGGGCGCTATTCGCCTGGAGTCCAATGTTGTTGCACGAAGCCGACTGATCTAGCGTGATGACCGAGACGGCCTGCTTAATACGCTCGGCGATGGCCGTGCTGGTCAACGCGATCGGCGATTCAGCAGACCGTCGTTTGTCCTTCGTATCAGCCGTGTCACTCAGTTCAAGAGTGCTGACGGCGCTGACGTGCAGGTTGTACCCGGTCGCCAGATCGGTGATGGCGATCGGGCTGCTCGCGGAAACGAAGTACGTTTCCAGCTTTCGAGCTTCATCCGCCAGAACCAAAACGCTATCGGCTTGCTGCATCAAGATGTTGGCGCGAGCCGAGTCGGTCAACGCGAGTTCGCTGCTCGCGGCTGGCTTGAACGGCCCGATGCCGGTTGCCGACTGGGTGAGCGAGATCGGACTGCTCGCCGATTTATTCAGCGGACTGGGAGTGGTCGCCTCTTGAGTAAGAGTGATCGGGCTGTTGGCGCTGGTGATGAGCAACCCACCGACGATCAGCGCTTCTTGGGTCAAGCTGATCGACGAGGTTGCCGCCGGCTTGTACAAGCCGGGCAACGCCGTCTGATCCAGTGAGATCGGGCTGCTCGCCGATACTTCCTTCAGGCTGGAGACGGCCTCCGACACCAGCGAAATCGGGCTGGAGGCCGAGAGCATCTTGATGCTCGTTCCCAGAGTGATGGTGAAGGCGAGTGCCGACGTGGCCTCCACATGCCAGGGGACCGTAGTAACCGCCGTCTGCGTAATCGACAGAGGGCTGTCAGCACTGATACTCTTGATGCTGGATACGGCCGTGTGTGTAATCGTGATCGCCGACTCCAGGCTGCGATCATAGATTTGCGGGCCACCGCCTGCGGGAGCGTCCCCTCCCAGAATGATATTACCGGGACGAGAATCAATATGTCCCAGCTTCCCGGTGAATGCCATTACTACTCTCCCTTGCTCCAGTGAGCCAACTCAACCAGCAATTCAGTAGAACCAGTGCCGTTGTTTGCGTTGTTCGCACCAAACCAGAACACGCGATCTGGTCCCGACGAGAAGTATGAGTTGATTGCTTGGCTATACACTTCAACCCACTCGAACCCATCGGCACTAATCGAGAACCGCATGTTGGAACTGTCGTTGGTGATCTTGAACCAAACGAAGTCTTCAGCGTGCATCCCCTCGATTGGTCCTCTCACGTTGGAGAGGATCGTTGTAGGGCTTGAGCACTGAGACACGCGAAACTGAGGACCGTCATCAAAGAACGCTTCCTCAACGACACTAATCAACACCAACTTGCCGGAACTGGTTTCCCGAAACCCGATGCCGCAGCACGGCTTCGAGTCAGAACCGCCGACGAGCACCACGTATCTCAGTGCCGCGATATAAGAGTATGGAGCGCTGGGGGGTGTGATTTCCTGGATGTTGAAACTGGCAGCAGATCGCTCCGGGCATTCCATCAGGATTGTCCCGCCACGATCAGTCACCGTGGCGCTGTCCTGATTCGTCCAGGTGAAGTTGGAGGACGTGAGGATCGTGGAACCATTGTCGCCGTAGATCGCAAATGGTTTCCGACCACTGTATCCAAACAGCGCGTCGTTATCCTTCAATAGGTCGGTGATCCCCTGCTGTGAATAGATCAGTCCAACAGGGTCAGCATTGCTATGCGAGGCGGCCGAGGTTCCATCCTGCCCACGCACGACGGTTAGCGTGTTCGTGCTTCTCGCCGTCACAAGCATGATCTCGGACCCAATGATGATCCGAAAGTTGCCACTTGATGGAAACTTCGAGCCATCAACAACGTCAAGACTCGTGACTGAATTGTTGATCGCGCCGTTAAGCGTTGAAAGACCGTCGTTCTTGTGCTGCTGCCTTGCTGGAATCGTCATGTCAATCGACTCCAGTGGCAGAGGCGGCCGAGCATAGCGGAGAGGGTACTGCCTTGGTTGTTGACCTCGAACGTGACCTGATCCGGCCCAGTGGTCAGCAGATGCGCCGTTCGGCTTTCCGAGTGAATCTGAATGAACTCGAAACCGTCGAAGCTGACCGAGAAGATCAAATTTGTGTTATCGTCTTCGATCTTCAACCACACGTACTTACCGACGTGCATCAAGCTGGTTGGGGCCAACGGTGCGCTTCCGAGCGCCGTGGCGCTCGTCATCCTGTAAACGGCGATTCGCTTAGGGTGTGAGCCGTCACATACCAGATGGAGCACCACAAACTTACCGCTGCTGCTCTGGCGAAAGCCAATCCCAAAGTTCTGAACACCTTCCCGCATAGCACAGCCTTGAACGGCAGCAATATAGGAGTATGGTGCAGATGGGGCAGTACGAACCAGTGCTCGGACATTCTCACCAGCGGCGGCCGGCGCTCGTAAAAGGATGGTTCCATTCTGGTCGGTGGCTGATGCACCACCTTGGTTTACCCAGGTGAAGTCAGACACAGCCAGAATCGTCGAGCCGTTGTCGTCCACGAGTTTGCCCAGCGGTGGCGAACCGCTGTAGCCCCATAGAGCATCATTGTCTTGCGCCCAACGAGTCAGCCCGCCAGCCGTGAGGATGTGGATTACGTCAGCGCCGTTGCTGGCACTGGCCGCCGCCGTGCCTTCCTGCCCCCGAACTACCGTTAGGTCGTTCGTAGAACGGGCAGTGACCAGCATGATCTCGTCGCCGATCCTGATGCGGAAGTTGCCCGTCGAAGGGAACACCGAGCCGCTGTTTACCGTGATCGTGGTGACGCTGTTGTTGATCGCGCCGTTCAACGTGGTGAAGGCGTCATTCTTCAATTGTTCTCGAAGGGGTACGGACATATCATCTCCGGCTGTATTGTTCGGCTGCTGAGTTCATGGCGTGTCGTATGCGATTGATCGCATTACGATTGACGCCTTCCCTTTCCAGCCGGATCATCACTTCTTCACACGGACTGACATACGGTCCGTTTCTTTCGGCAAACCTTGCCCCGACCTGTAGGACAGCGTGAATCAACGCTAAGTCACCTTGGTTGTCGGTATGCAGGCCCATTAGTTCGATCACTCGGTCGAACGCATTCACAAAGTCAGCAATCGCTGCCGATGTCTGGTTCAGCACAATAGAGGATTGTGCCGACCGGTTTTTGACTGCCATTTATTACAATTGAGCATCAGTGCGGGTCATCCTTCCGGTGACGAGTAAACAAGTCCTTCCTGTTTAATGAGTAAACAAAAGAAAAGGCCGAGGCCGCACCCCATCACAGAGAACGACCCCGGCCAGCGAGGGAGAACGATTAGGCACTGACCGTGTAAGTGACCTTCAATTGGTCGCCGTTCACAACGGCAACGTCGCCGCCGGTGAAGGTGGCGGTGGCCCACAGCTTGTTGAGCGGGGAACCCGGCGTGTGATCGCTCTTGGTCTGAGCATTCGGTCCACCCACGGCCATCACACCCTTCACGGTGCCCGTGCCCGTGATGTCAAAGACGATCGGAGACGAGTTGGTGATCGACTGGCCCGAGGCCGCGCCCTCTGTCCACGCAGGACGAGTGACGGCGCTGCCGGCATTGGCGTTGTCGGTGTACGAGGCGAACTCGTCCCAGCCGTTGCCGGCTTGGTTGATGTTGTCGTAGTTGTCACCGGCCGCCAGCGCGGTGAAGCCGGCGTTGTCGATCAGGCCGAGATACCACGTCGCCATCGGCGACGGGGTGTTGTGGAACATCACGTCCAGCAAGAAGTTCTTGCCTTCGTTCGTGATGCCGTTTTTGAATTCGTACTTGCCGATCACCTTGCCGTTGCGAATGTGCTCGACGTGAAACTTGCCGCCGAGGTTCGACAGCATCGAAGCAAGTGCGGCGTCGTTTTGACGCGCGGCACCGCGAACGAGTTCAACGCCAGCCGCTTGCTGAATCTTCAAATGGTTCATTTCAGAGAATCTCCCGAGACGTAGGTGCCACGCCGGCAGACAAGCGGCTTTGGCGTGAAAGAAGCGGCGGGCTGGA